GCGCGATGGGGTAAAAGCGTGCGCAGTGTTCGGCTTGCGCAGAGCCTTCTGGCGGGTCGATGCTGGCGACAGTTGCGTCGTCGCCCAGGTGGCCCAGTGCTAAGTTACATACCTCGATTTCTGACGCCATGATTTTTACCTCCGACAATTATATAATCGACGGCCATCAGCAACAGGTGCGGGTCGTCGTTAAAGTGGCCTAAACCGACGTTGCAGCGGTTGCACAACAGCCCTCGGATCACTTCGGATTGATGGCAGTGATCTACCGCAAACGAACCTCGCCCTCCTGGGTCCGAAGTTCCACAAATCGCGCATTTGCCGTTTTGCGAAGCGAGGATCTTTTCGTAATCTTCCAGTGAAAGGCCGAAGTTTCTTTTCAACTTAGAACGTCGATTAATGACTGATACGGCTTGTTTACCTAGTTTTCTTCGCTTCCCTTTCGTTATCTCTGCGTTGCATGCTTTGCAATTAGCTTGCACAGCGTTAGGTAAGCCCGTAACCCTAGTGAATTCGGTGCGCGGTTTAAGTTCTTCGCACCGTCGACATTTCTTATGGGTTCCAACTTGACGCCCCATGTGGATCACTCCTAACAAAAAGGGGGCGCGCGGCCCCCTTTGCTTATTCGCGCGACCGGCTTACACCAGGTCGTCAGCTTCGTTTTTCTCTACCGGGTCGGCACTTACCCACCAGCGCGCCTTTGCACCTTTCGGTACTTCAAAGACTTCACCAGCTTCGCGGTAGCTGCCGAAGTAGCCGTCGCGCAAGGCGACAACTGTTTCGGTGTCTTTTGCGGCTTCTTCAGCCGCCGGTTGTTTCTTAGTCATCAGTTACCGCCTTACAGCTGACCAGGTGTCGGCGTGTTCAGCTGCAGGCCAGTCACGAACTGGGCAGAGAACTTGCCGGCAGTCAGCGGGCCAGTGGCAACGGTGTAGTTGACGCGCACATAACGACGGTGCAGCTTCGGCATTGGGATCACGACTTGCGCACCGATAGGCAGTGAAGCCTTGCCAATTGCAGCAGTCACGGCGATGTCAGCGAATGAGCTGTTATCTGCCGAGTCCTGGATGCTGAAGGTCACAGTCGCAGCGCCGGCTGCGGTTACGGTTTCGTCCACCGTGATGGACAGGTCCAGATGGTCCGACATACCTGTATTCGGGTTGGTCTGGCCGAAGTCAACCACGTCAGTCGATCCTGCCGTAGACGTGACCGCTTGCTCGTTAGAGACTTGGAGTTGACGATCAATAATCATGTTTGTTTCTCCACTATGGGAGCGGGACTAGCCCGCTCGCCTATTAAACGACAACGGCTTCTGTTTCCAGCAGCGCATCAGTTTTACGAACTGGCACACCGTCAAACGCAAGGATGCGCTTGCCCGATACGTTTTCAAACGTCAGGTTGACGTTGTTCTTGTTCAGGATCTGACGACGCAGGAAACTGCGAACAGTGCGCGAGCAGTAGAACACGGGGCGGCCCATGCTCATGTTCGGGATGATTTCAAGCGCTTGGATCATCAGGTCAATCAGGTCAGCACCGGTTGAAGCGTTCTTCGTCAAGTCAGACACGTCGATGTTGGCGATGCGCACGATGTAACGCCAATCGCGCACAGTCAGACCCATGTCCCACTTGTAATGTGTGCGATAGCCTTGGTACTTGCCGCCAGCAGCGTCGATTAACGTGTCTTCGCCTAGGTCGCGTTGTTGCAAACCAGCTTGCGAGCCTTTCGGATACAGACCGTGTACAGTGTTCGGACCCCACACCACTAGCCAGATTGACGTGTTGTCGGCGCCAGAGCCGCCAGCTTTGATCACGTTGCTACCGTTCTGCGCGGTTGAGCTGTTGAAGCGTGGGGCCAAGCCCATGAACTTCTCAGGGTCGGTCGAACTGTCACCGTAGAACAAGGTGGTTGCCATTGTTTTGTTCATACCTTCGATGAAGGCATAGTCTTCAGACAGACGCCATGCAGCACTGTTACCGTTCAGGTCAGCTAGTGCCTTGTCCACTTCAGCATAGGTTTCCAACATACCTAGCGAGTCTTTCACCTGTACGGTGCGAGACTTTTCGGGCTGTACACCGTAGTTCAGTTTGCGCCAGGTACCTGTTGGTAGACCAGAACGAACTGTAGTTTTGTGCTCGCCGACGCCGTTGGCTTCGATGAACGTCATGTCCTGCAGGATTTCGTTAGTCTGCGTGAGGATTTCGACGATTTGCGTGTCGATTTTCCCGTCAGCTGTCATGCGGTTGGTTACGTCCGCCAGCGTAGGGTTCGTGATTACAAGAGTAGCCATTGTTCAAGCTCCTAGTTCATGTTGCTGTTCGGATACAGCCGTTTTGCGTTGAAGGACTCGGTGCCCGCGCCTTTGGCGCCAGTGACCACGGTATCCTCGCTGATTGCCTTGCCAGCCTTGACAAAGAACCGGATAACTTCCGGATGATTGCCTAGGCCGCTTTCATTCAGCAGCGTCTTCAGTTCAGGGGTCGAATAAGCATCCATTGCGCGCTTCGCAAAGCCAAGGTTTTCTTGCAGCTTCTCGCCGCCGAATTCCTTGTCTGCTTTGGATTGCTCAGCCCACTCGGTTCGCGCGGCTTCAAACTGCGCGGCTTGACGGGCCTGCATGACAGGCGCCATCTTGTCCAGCACTTTGCTGGCGGCTTCCTGTGTCAGGTTCAACTCTTTGGCCACTTCACTGAAGGCAGTGAGCACTTCGCCGTCGAGTTGTGTTTCACCCCAGTCGTAAGACTCTGGTGCACCTTCAGGTTTCTTGGCTTCATCAGTCTTGCCTGTGTCGGCATTACCTTCTGCTGCATTGGAGCCTGAAGCTGCAGGCTGCTGTTGACCTTGCGACTCCGCACCAGTAGCGGATTGCTCAGTCGTTTGTGATGAGGCTTGGCCTTCATTGGTCGTTGCGGCTGTTTCCGTCATCAATGTTTCGTTGCTCATTTGCTTCTCTCACCATCGTGGGGTAATGCTCAGGGCAGATGCTGTGGATCATCGACAGGAGTCTCAGCCCGTTGTTCTTGTTCCCCTCCGCGAAGGCCATCGCCATTGCGTTGGTGTTGAACGACGTCCGAAAGATCCCCGCTGCATCCAGTTGACGCCACACAATGCGACGCCCCCGCTTGCTGCTCATAAGCCATTTCAGATCCGATTCTTCAGTGTCGCGCGCTAGCTTTCGCCGTGTCTCTTGCTCAGCCTGTGCGCGGTCTTCAGAGCGGATGTCAGTTGGATCGTGTATGTTCATGGTTGCACTGTATTGGTTGTGCAATTCGTTACGTGCACCCCAAATAAAAAAGCCCCACCGAAGTGGGGCCTAAAAAATCACTCTAAGGAAAACTCCAAGGAGACAAACTTGAAGTACCCCAATAATACTACTTTATTCTCCATACGCGCAAGCCGTGTATACCTTTTTCTATAGAAACCTGTGTTTTTACGGTATACCGCAGCCTTCTAGTGACCTTTTGAACCTCTCGGCGGGCCTCCTCCACGTCCAAACAGGGGATAAAGAAGGAAGACCCGATTATGAAGTTTCTCCAGTTAACCCTGAAGCTCAGCCCTTGAATCATCATCTGCGGTCTTAGCTGCCTCTATATAGTCGTCGGCGTTAATAAACTCGTTATTGTTGATGTCAAACTCATGGGCGTAGACGGCTGGAGACTGAATCTTGGTGCCTTTAGCCATACGCTTTTTGTGCATGCCTAGGTAAATGCCATCTTGCTCCAGACCACGTAGTACATCTTTTAGCGTAATCTGCTGCTTGCTGCAGTACTCACGTAGGTGCTTAGCACTAATAAACATACGCTTAACATCAGGCTCAATACGTACAATCAGGTCATTGAATCTAGGCTCAACAATAGGTAGCTGCTCCATACCTGAACGGGCATCGGCGCCGCAGTTAATAACTAGAGTAGATGCACGATGGGCGTTTAAGAACTCACCGATTGCGCTTGTTTGGTTATTAGCTGGTGCCTTAATCTCAGTACGCATAGTCTTAAGTTCTTTGATAATCCAGGCATATACGCGCTTAATATCAAAATCAATAATGCCTAGCTCTTTAGCCATTAAAGCACCAGCAATATTGCACGCTACAGTACCCGACCAGAATCGCTCACGGCTAGTAAAGCCGACCGCCTTATCAATTTTTTGTTGTACGCCAACAACAAGGCTTAGTGCATCTTCTAGATTGCTGACTAGATACTTAGAGTACTCCATACCAGCGTGGCCATAGTGTGAATATAGTCCGTTAAAGATAGCGTCGGCTTCTTCTTTGGATAGGATGTCGCTAGCCTCGATGCGGTACTCCAAGAGACGCATAAACTCACCATCAGGCGTAGCTTTTAGACTAGCTAGCTTATCGTAGAAAGAAGCGTTAGAAGAACACAAAGCAATCGTAGCCCACTTGGTTGTGTTTTGACGCTCAGCATTGTCGTGCTGCATCATGCGGTTTTTACCACGACCCTGAGATATACCGTAAACCAAATCGGAAAAGTGGTCGCCTGACATCTTAGTAATCTCATCAATCGTAACTGGCAAGTTATTCATAATGCCAAGACGGTGAATCATAGCGTTCTGAGTATCTTTCCACTGAAGCATTAGCTCCTCCGGGTGCCCCCATACGCTGTTACACATCTTCAGGATTGTTGACTTACCTGTACCGGATGTATTGTTAATTAAGTTGATAATTGCGCCACGAAGATTAAGGTGCTTGAGTAATGGTGCACCAAAGGCTGTAAAGAACCCAAACGCATGGGGTTCAAAGCCTTCTCTATCGTAAGTCTTGGCAATAGCTTTCCATGAATCATAGTCGCCACTCGGTGTTAAATAGTTAGCCAAACTACCAGTCATGCTAGAAGGAGGACTATATGTCACACCTGTAGCACTAATTTCTTTGTCTCCAAGAATAAATTCTCGGTTGCCTTCTGTCCATCCAAATTGTGTTCTCATTATCTCTACCTGTTGTTTGTGTTGTAGTTCCTTAATAAATACAATGAGGTACGCCATGATTCTGTCCATCTGCTTTTTGTCAGCAACGACGCCATGCCACGCTAATTTATCACGTAGCTTCTCTGGTGTGAGGGCGTCCGTCTGAGGCATAGAGAATTCACGTACCCCGTCTTTTGGCAAATGTAGCCGAATCCATACTGCGTCACCCTTGCGTGGGTCATGCAGACGTTTAACTACATATAAATCGTGCTCATAAACGCAGAGCTCTACTTCCTCCGCATCTTCATCCTTTGACTTGACCGCAACGTAGACCCCGCCGTTCTTACCCCTAAAGTATGGAAACGGAAAGGTTGGGATAGAAAAAGTCTGTTTTTCACCTCGTGGCGTCTCCTCTTGAACCACGACATTCTCGTCGGACTTTGCAATTTCAGAGCCGAGCAATATCGGAGACGATATCTTGCCTTTGTTCGGGCATTCCGCGCATCCAGCCGGGTTAAGCTTTTCAAAAGTTGCGCACGTGTATGGCCCCTTAGTTTGGTTCGCTTTACGTTCTGTATTGCCCGCGTCATACTCCGGATGATTTTCTGAAATCTTGTGTATTGATTCATCTCTATCTACGCAGTGTGCTGCTATTGACAGCCCTGCCCTCCATAGTGGTTCTTCGATATCAGCTTGGTTGAGCATGATGTTTTCTAACTGCTTGCAGCCGTTGCCGCCGATAGTCTTCATCATGATTGTTTTGAATCGGCTTTGGCGGTTACCCATCAAAGCTTTAGTCATCTCATTAAGCTGGCGTGGTATATAGTCTGGTGCTTCTAAAACACCGAGTGCTAACTTAAGGTTCTCATACTCTGATTCATCAGCAATATGCAATAGCTCAACTGGTAGCGGAGGTTCTTGCTTAAAGTTAAAAGTCTCAGGTACACGCAGGATAGATGCGCTTTCTGCAGTACGGCTAGGGTCAGCTTTGAACTCATGTTCATCACACAAAACTTTAAGACGGTCGGCTACGCACCTCCACTCAGAGCGGTTGATGGTGCTGGTCAATCTCCAATAGGCATGGATACCCCTGCCGGAATTAACCACTGTTGGTAACGGCCAACCAATCTGCTTACAAAAAACCTTAAGGGCTGCTAGTCCTTCTTCTTGTGTTTCGTATGGCTTTCCCAAACCACAGTCAACGTCAATCCAAAATGCTTTAAAGTAAGTGCTATTTTTCTGCGTACGTCCATCTTCATCATTAGCGTATTTAGCACACGCAAAGTAGACGTCATATTTTTTCTGCAAAAGGTCATCAACAGCCTCCTGAACTTCGTCCAGGTTCTGAAAGAATTGCTGCTTTGTATGCCCTTCTTTTTTAAGACCGACAATGCAATACCACCCTTCTGTAGGTAGAACCGCTGCCAGTAAATCTGTTGTCGCCATTTTCGCCTCTAACCGCAATAAAGGAAGGGTAGCAGGGGGTGCGGCGATACCCCTCTTCGTTCCGTCAAACTAGCTACCCCGTTAACTTAAACGCTAAATCGAGCCTTCTTTAGCATCTGTGCAATTTCCATCGCTTTCGATGGGTGAGGGTCTGATACCCCTGTAAACCATTGGTATACAGTCATTCTTGACACACCTAGTTTTGCCGCAATATCGTAAACAGATATGTCATTGAGTATGCAGTACCTACCAAGCTTGACTCCTATCTTGCTGAAGTCAGCATCTTGGTTAGCTTTCACCAATCGAAAACTGTAGCCTCTTAAACTCATTCGTCGTCTGTAGACCAGCCACTCATAACAGACTTAAGGTCACGCTTAGCAGTCGGCTCGACTTTCTTTTCTTCGCGCTTCTTAGGTTCTTCGACTTCGGCTTGTGTTGCTTTTTCTACAGGCGCGGCTTCAGCTTTAGGGGCTGCTAGCTTTGGCGTATTGGTTGCAGGTGCAATAGATAACTGGATTGCATTCTTAGCTGCGGGTGTTTCACCTTGGCGCTTAGCTGTTTCCCACTCATCTTTACTCAAGAAACGTAATGGCTTGAAGAATAACTTAGCTGTATCGCTGTTCTCGTCAAAGCGCATTTCTGTAACTAAAGTATTTAGGTTGTAGCCTTGTGAGCCGACATACTTCGCATACTGCTCAAACGGCATGTGTTGTAGGTCGCCTTTACCAAAGATTGACTTGGCTGCTAACTGTAACTGATACACATCGCCGCCATCGTCCTTAGCCAAGGCAACAGCTAGACGACGGAAGTGACGGCAAGCACGTGCATCACCTTGACCTGAACCCTTAATGTTTTGTGGGCACTCGGCGCAGTTGTGGTGTTGCGCATTTTCTACGGACTTGTCTGGTGCAATACCGTCGTTAGACCAGCAGTCAGGTGGGGTTGAGTCTGCTTTAGGGTTGTATGCGCTAGAATAGTACTGGCGTGATACATCTTTAGCTGCGTTAACAATAACAACTTCTAAAGCATCATTCTTAGATGTCATTACTTCTTCACCATTAACTACCAAGCGGAACTTAGAGCCACGCAAAGAAATACGCTTGCTGCCACCGCCGCCCGCTAGGGCTCTTGTAACATCATCAAGCTGAACTTCCTTAAGGTAGTCAGGTAGGTTCTGATTAAACATCGCTATCTCATTACTCATTTACTTCTCCTTACAGTGATTGTGTATTGGCTGTCTACATTTAACCCGGCAGGCAGCATGTCGGGATTCTCCTCAAGAAACTGTTTCATGTTCGATTGATGAATACGCTTCTCAAGTAATTCAGGAGCTTGATTCTCCATCATGAATTTGTGGAATGACTCCCAGTCGTTAGTCCAGTAACGTGACTTGACTGAACGCATGGCTGTGCCATGAGAAGTCTTAATGCTATCGGCTCCGGTCTCTTTGCAGATTTCTAAAATCTGGTCTGAGATGAGCTTAAGCTGGTCTTCGAAATCGGTGTCGCGTGCTTTCCATTCACGCTCGGCTTCTTGTCTAGCATCACGAATTTTGATGTAAACAGAGACAAGTTGGTCTACGGATGGTTTATCGTCCATATGTTTTCCTTTAGAGTTTTTTATTAGTCTAGTATATAAACTTAACTATGTCAAGTATTTTCTTCTGAAATTTCTGACTGGTATAAATCAATAATTTTTTCGTGTACATCAAGCTTATTTTGCAGCATTTGATATAGCCGAGTCTCTACGGGACTACCCTTAATATGCACAATAGTCATAGGGTTCTTCTGCCCCTTACGGTGAATACGAGCATTAGCCTGCAAATAAGTCTCTATAGATGTAACTGGTGCATACCAAATGATTACATTTGCTGCCGTTAGTGTGACTCCGTGGGCTGCCGCTTGAGGTTGTATTAATAAGACTTTAATGTCATCCGCTTCCTGGAACCTGCGGAAAATATCCGTGCGTTTAGTAACGGGAACAGCACCATTGATAACCTCGCAGGTAATACCTTCCCCTCTCAAATGCTCTCTGAGTAACTCTATTGTATGAGTAAACGGAACAAAAACAAGCACTTTCTGGGAAGCCTCGTCTATAACCTCTTGAATAACTCGTAGACGATTTGATACATCAAATTCAATAACAGAGCCATTATCAGCATATACAGCGCCACCCGAAATTTGGAGTAGTTTGTTGAGATTAGTTGCCGCATTGACTGTACTAATTTCTTCACCCGCTGCCACCATAAGCATTTGCTTTTTGAGGATTTTGTAGTATTTCTCCTGTTGCGGAGTAAGGGGGGCGTCCCGAAACACATA